CGAGGAACCTCCATGAAGTCTTCTCCTTCTCCGTCGTGAGACGGTAGGTGGATTTCTCCGAGGCCTCCTCTCCTCTTTCCCACAACTTCTCGAGGTAAGCACCGAAACTCTCACAGGCATCTATTCGATCCTGCTCGTAGTGGACTCCTGCTATCCGCCAACATTGAATGCTGGGTTCATATACAGGCCGGCACTCGTCCCACTCAGCCCAAAGGCAACCCTCCATACCGGCGGGTCCCCAAAACTTCCGGGGTATCAACTCACGACATACACGCCAGACGCGGAACCACCTACTATCACTAGTAGGTTTCCCCACGTGCCAACGCACGATGCCGTTATGAAGGTTGATAACGTCCCCGATTGACTGAGGTAGATCAGTTATGTAGAAGGGTTTAATATCTTCGCCACCAAAATAATGACCTCCGCATGACTCGCGAAAATCACCGTCCGAGAATGACTTATCTCGGTTGATCTCCAAGCCGCAGTACATCAGCAGCTCATAGACTCTTTCGGTGTATTGGGTTGGGAATATAAGGTCATCCCCGAAGATAGAAACCAAGCTCCCTCTGCCGCAAACCGCGCTCACCAAGGCCCAGAACAAGATCGTCTGGACCTCAAACGTGTAGCCGTTACCCATCGTGGATAGTTTCTCCCACTTGATGATAGTACCGTCGGGCAACTCTCCTTCCTCCTCACGGAGGTCAAAGAGAACATCTGCCCAGTCACGTGGAAAGACGCTGTCGATCAATCCTAAACTGATTCCATCTGACGCGCCAACGAGGTCGGCGGTAGTCAGTGTTCCCAGCTTCGAACCAACCTTCGCCAGTACCCTGTGATAATCTTGGGCATCTGGCAGCAGCAGGCGGACCTTCCGCTGCGCACGACGCCGTATCATCCTACCGGTTGCCTTCTGAAAGGCCCCATTCCAGGTGATCGGCTTACAAGCCGTGCGGTCGCAGTCGAAGTCCTTAGGTACAGTGAACACCTTATTGGCTGTGACGATCTCGAAACGACGATCGCCGATCAGGGCCTCACCAGCCCAGGATCGGAAAGCCATAGCGTAAGGTAATGCACGAGGTGTAATGTGGGCTCCAAATTCCCACTTATTATGAGTAGCCGCGTTCTTGCGTGCGAACTCAGTCGTTGCACCCGGCGTAAAATTGACCGCCGTAGGGAACTCCTCCCAGTCAAACCGACCCAGGAGCCACTGAAGATTACTCTTCGTTTTAACCAGAAGTGTCCGGATATGGGGTGGTACCCATCCCCGGTCAAACACATCTGTTAGCGCAGCATTTGACTGCTGACACCGTACCTCCGAAGCAAGCAACTTCTCGACTGCGGCAGCCTCACGGCTACGCGCATCAGAGAGCAACTTGCCCTGGAAGCGTTTCAAGCAGTTAGCTTCGAGATACCAGTACTTGGCGTCACTGATATTTGTCGCAGCTACTGCTGTGGCGAAATCGGCCTTTAAAAGCTCCTTAGACAGAGGGCGAGTCCCCGCAAGTTCAGGAAGACACTTGCGGAGTTCGCGGTGCAGGCGAGCTAGACCAACCTGTGCTATCGGGTGGAACGGACGCGAAGCGGGAAC